TCTTTTTTTAAACGGATGAAGTGCGAACCATTGCGAGTACAGTTTTGTAAATTCGTGTTTTTCCATAGATCCCCCTAGTTATGCGGCAGTCGATCACTTTGATGTGTGAATGAATTGCGGGTCACAAAGCAAGTAATCTATCTCTCGAACCCCGAAGGGAGGCTGACGCTGCCGCTCGCCTGCCCAGAATCACCCGCCTGGTAATGGTATCAGAACGGAATGTCGTCCTCGAAGTCATCCATCGTTTGAGGTGGAGAGGGTGGTGTATAAGCCTTGGAAGACTGGCCGCCTTTGGGCTGCCACTTATTGACTGCTAGATACCAGTTGCCGCTTTTGCCAACCTTGATCTGGGCCTTGATGTTGCCGTTCTTATCAAGACCGCCATCGTCGAAGGTTGCCGTATTGAGCCAATTCCTTAGCTCTTCTTTGTTAATTTTGACTTCGGCCTTGATCCATTCCTTGTTGGGTTCGAAGACTCGAATGCCATTCACGAATTGTATGTCGCTCACGCTATTTTCCTCATAACACGTTGATTTCTACCACTGCGCCCTTTCCGCTTTTCGCCGGTGTATTCAATGTAGCCCTTTTCATGCAACGCCTTGAATCTAGCAGTCACACTGCTGTAGGAATAACCCCATAAAGCCCTTAAAACATCGTCCTGGATACAGCCGCTTTGTCCTAGTCGTCTTATTGTCTCAAGCACAATGGTTTCCATCTCTGTGGTTTTTACGGCATTAGCTGCATCTACAGAGGTTTGTGGCGCATCTCGGCGATGCAATTTGTACGCTGGTGTTTCTTGCATTTACCTACTCCTCTTTTTCGCGCAATAATTTTATGTAATCGCGCTCGGTTTCGTTCAGTATGCGCCAGATCGACCGCGATGATTCTTTGCTTGTCGATACCGATTCCCAGATGAGATTCGCTTTTGCTTTGTCGTTTTTTTGAATCGCGCGTATCAGATCTTTTGCGGTCAGTACATCGTCTGGATCTGTTGTTGGAGTTTTAGCGGTTCGTGCGTCAAATTGTTCTGGCGTAAGCTGCGAATCTGTATAAAGGTAGCGCGCCACGCCAAACGACACGGCTGCACGTTTAAAAGCATCGCTAAATCCGCCCTTGTCTCCCTCTATTGATGTCCCGCCAGCACCATCAGACTTGGCAACCCATTCGCCATCAATTTTTATTGCGAGGGTGCAGCAGTAATTGCCACACACCTCGGTGAAATGAGTTTGCCAGTTGCCAGATCCCACGACCTCATCTAGCCTATTTTGTACCTGCCGAGCATCGACATAGGAAAGCATTTTGCTTCCAGGACCCTTGCGTTCTTTAACCTGCCCTGGAGGCCAGGGTCTACTTAGCGCCTGGTAAATTTCATCCGCGTTGGATTTCATCAAGTAACTCCTTCAGTCTTTCGTGCATAAATTCGCGTCGTTCCTGTGTTCCTCTTGGAATGTCGCACTCTTCAATTTCTTTCGTAATTTGTTCTTTTGTGCGCTTTGGCACCAATTCGTCATCAGCGCCAAGCTCATCCTCGAACATTTCAGATTTGACCCTACCCATTATCGAACCTCCGTGACTACGCCAATGATGCGTCCGCGCTCAAGTATCCAATATTGTCCTGCAGGGTTACCGGTAATAACGTTTGCGGTCACCAATTTTCCATTGATGTCGGATTCTTCGCCATTGTGAGGGTGCTGCTTAATCTCAAGCCCGTCCTCGTGAATCCAGAAATCTACCAATAAATCCATTTCGTCTCGAGTTTCGGCGATCAGTCCACTGTCAAAGGATTTGTATTCGTCAACACCGAACCAGTTCAATCGGAATTCAACATCATTGTCGTTTGGTAGCTCCATTAGGTGTTCGTGGTCATCGTCTCCCCATAGGCGTTGCCATTCTGGATCATTTTCGATAGGTCGTTCTGGTATATACATTGCTGTCTCCCTGTTGATAGCCAGAACATTAAAAACCAATTTTTAATAAAAATAAACCTTTATTTACAAAAAGTTTTGGGTTAGAGTTCACGCATGAATGCAGAAATGTACAAAAAGTTGATCCAGACTGCCGCGAATGGCAATCAATCACAGTTTGCTAGGCTGGTAGGTGTCTCGCCTCAACTCCTTACGCACTGGAGGAATACGAGAATACCAGCGGATAAGGTCATACAGGTTTGTAGGCTTGCAGGGGGGCAGGTAAAGCCGCATGATATTAGGCCGGACATTTTTTTGCCGGAATGGAAGATTTAGTTCGTGGTCAGTCCCCATACCCTACCCCCTCCCCGTTGTTTGGGGGCTGGCCCATTTATTCGCTCCACTTATGTGGCAGAGGCTTGTACGGAAAAGCGTACAGTGCGGGTGGTTGACCCGTTGAGCAGAACGACCAAAGACAATTTGCCAGAATCTGGGCGCATTAGTGGGAGCGCCAAATCGAACATCCGTTAATGGTGGCAAAATCCTCACTCTCTCTGTTGAGATAGTTAGGTGGGCGGAGTATGGGCCAGCTCGGAAATGGTCGGATGGAAATACAGACTGGTAATAAATCGGCATAGCATAGTGGGGCCACCTAACCCCACTAAATGTCATCTATACGGGAGGAAAAGTGGATAGACTAGACATCATTTTATCTGTACTAAATGATCGTATAACTAACTGGGAGGGAGCCAGCAGGCAGGCCATTGAAGCAGAAACAACTTTCAAGTCTTATGAAGCATCTGTCCAGAAAGCGCACATGGATGCAGGGGCAAGTGCTGCTAAAGCGCAAACAGAGACTCGATCCACAACAGAATGGGCTAAGAGGTACCGAGAAGTCGCTGAAGCAAACTTAGAGGTCGAATTGACCAAAAAATTGATAAACCTCGCTCAGTTGACTTTCGATGCAGAAAGAACAAAACAGGCTAATCAGCGGGGTATTGTCTGATGATACAGGGGAGTCCGGAGTGGCATTTGTTCAGATTGGGGAATTTGACAGCTAGTCGCTGTCACGACGCGATCGCGGAAACTAAATCGGGGTATAGCGCATCACGCCAACGCTTGATGGATGAACTGATCAACGAGCGATTGACGGGTGAGCATAAAGAAATAGCTGTTAGCCCAGCAATGCAGTGGGGAATTGATACAGAGCCTTTCGCGAGGTTACGATATGAAATCGTAAAAAAATGTGTTGTACAGGAAGTAGGTACAATAGCGCACCCTAGAATTGCAGAATCTAGCGCAAGCCCTGACGGCTTAATCGGCGAGAGGGGTTTGATCGAGATAAAATGCCCGAATACCACCACAATGGTAAACACTGTATTGCGCGGCACAATTCCAGAAAATTACAAAACGCAGATGGCCTGGCAACTCGCATGTACAGAGCGTAATTGGTGTGATTTCGTGATGTACGATCCGAGACTGCCAGAGAACCAACAATTGTGGATCATGCGTTTCGAACCAACAAAACAATATATAGCTGAGTTGGAAAAAAAGGTCTCAGTGTTCCTGGAGGAGTTGAGAGAGCGGGTACGAAATTTTGAAAAAAACATCAACGCAAACTTTGAGAGCCAAAGCATTGAAAACGTTGCAAAAGCTGTGCAGGATTAGCGCCGCCGATGGGAATGGTTATTGTAAATGCGTAAGCTGTGGCAAGTTAGATCACTACAAAAACATGGACGGTGGTCATTTCATACCTAAGGGTTCCTCATCGCGGTGGGCGCTTGAAGAACAAAATGTGAACCCGCAATGTAAGGGCTGCAACGGCTATGGTATGAAGCATGGCAGCGCAGAAGCTCAGTACACAATGTGGATGATGGATTGGTACGGACGAGACACTGTGGAATACATGCTGTCCACAAAGAAAGACCCAGTTAAGTTTTACGCATCCGATTATCGTGAGATGATTTCAGACTGGGAAGAACAGATCAAAGCGCATGAGCGCAGAATTGGTGAACGGAGATGAGAAGCCCCAGGGCTATTGCGGTCGATATGGTGAGGGCCATGGACGCAGCAGCCAAGCAGGTTTGGGAAGCAGAACAGAAGACAGAATCGGACGATAAACTCAAGACGTTGGTTTTTGCCCACGTTTGTAACTCATACGCTCGCAGAGGGGGCTATGGCAAAGAGAAAGTTACCGACTGACCCAAACGTATTCGCACTCGACTTTGAGCGCTTAGGCGCGTCGGGGATGGCGATTAAATACGACATCAGTGTTAGGAATGTCTACCAGAAGCGCCGGACTGTTGAGGGGCAACTGGGCAGACCGTTAAACGTCCCTGCTCACTTAGATCGTAGCGGAAAGCCCCGCAGGACAATTAGAAAGTCGATCACCGTCGATAACTCGATGTGCATAATGATCGGCTCGGATGCACATTACGAAGCGAACAGCGTCACCACTGCCCACCTTGCCTTCGTTGAACTAGCCAAAGAACTACAGCCAGACGTTATCATTCTTAACGGTGACTTGCTCGATGGTGCGAGTATCAGCAGGCATCCACCACTGGGTTGGGAGGAAAGGCCCACCGTAGAACAAGAACTGAACACGGTACGTCAGCGGTTGGAGGAAATCGAAAAAGCAGCGCCTGGCGCGGAGCGATACTGGTGTTTGGGTAATCACGATGCTCGATTCGATATGCGGCTGGCAGACCTTTTGCCGCAGTTCAAAGGTGTTCCAGGATTCACCTTACGGGATCATTTCAGCAACTGGGAATTCTGCCTGAGCTTGTGGGTGGAGGGCGCAGAGCGTCCAATCGTGATTAAGCATAGATACAATGGCGGAATCCACGCCGGATACAACAACGCCCTCAAAAGTGGCGTGACGATGGTCACGGGGCATACACATCAAATGGAATGCAAGTCGTGGACTGACTACACTGGAGAACGGTACGGGATTCAGTGCGGAACGATGGCAGACCCAAATCAACCGACATTCGATTACGCTGAGGATGGCCCAAAAAACTGGGTCAGCGGGTTCGTTGTGCTCAACATTCGTGATAACTTCTTGCTGATGCCGGAGTTTGTCAAAGTTCATAAAGCTGGCGAGTACGAGTGGCGGGGCCAGATACATCAAGTAGATTACCCATGATGAAAGAGATTGAGCCTTGGGAATACATCGTCGCAAACAATCTAAATTACCTCAGTGGGCGGGTGGTTAATCTGCTGACTGAGTACAGCCACACCAAGGACATTCTGTTGCTTGAAGAGGCTTGCAGGGATTTAGCGCAGTTGGTTCAACGTGAACGATTTATCGAGGAGAGGGCCGATGCCTAGTGTGATCGTGGAAGATTTACCCAAAAATTGTCAGGTCACGATTGTCGTTACTGAATTGATAGACATGGAAGATGACCCCAACCCCCCAGCAGAGATGCCAGAGGGCGTGGAGCCAGAAATCATCAAGCTCGTGGGCAAGTCGGTTGAAGGTTGAGATAATCCCCGTGGATGCCAGTGCAAACACCGTCGAGATAGATACGCTCTTGCTGTAGCTCATCCTCGAAGTCGTTATTGCTGACGCAAGCAATCAGAACGAGTAACAGAAGGGCGAGTGGGTAACGTAGTTTCATTTAATATTCCCCAACTTCCTCTGCGTCTGCTCGAGAGCAGATCACCATTTTTATGGCATGGCAGGCTATTAGACAGGCAAATTCGTTGTAAGTCAGCGTCTTAGAAGATTCTCCGAGCTGTGCTAGCTCCCACTCTGTTTCTGCCTGTTGTGCGTAAGACATCTCGTCAACAATAAGGCGTTGAGCATAGTAGGGATAAATCGCGTATTGGCTGTTGCCTACTACCTCGTCCATTGCCTGGAAAAAGTCAACGTCATCGTCATAGTCCTTACGAATAGACTCAAGCATATCCATTGCGATTCGGTAAAATTTTGGCGTAATTTCCATATAACCCCCAAGCCGCTTACGCGGCTCCCTCAACGTGTATGAAGTCATCCATCAAAAACTCTTTGACTCCCTTCATGCAATCAAGATAGGTGTGCGTGAATCGTACAAAGATGGTCTCATCAGCATCGCTGTCGCGGAATACTACGCGGTAGTTGTACTTGTCGTTACCATCCATGACCAATGCTTCTAAGCCATCTTCTTCGTTTCTGTAGGTTGCGATTAGTTCAATTTTCATGCTCGTTCCTCGTTGTTGATGGGTACATCATAAAGGAAAGTTTTATAGATAAAAAGGGTTTTTTTGCACAAATCAAAAAAAATGCTGTATTATTCGCGCATAGCACAAGTCCAGGTTCAAAACAAGGATCGCAAATGGTCTATTTAGAAAGATTCGCGTACCTAGACAGCGGAACACTTGGTCGCATGTGGGCGGGTGACTGGAACTGCTACACTATCGAGAGACCGTGGCTAGACAACAGGCCAAACGTGTCTTGCATCCCCGAAGGCGATTACACCTGCCAGCCGTTCAGTGGTAACAGATTCAAGGACGTTGTTCAGATCATGGACGTGCCAGATCGCACGTTTATCTTGTTCCACGTTGCCAACTTTCCCTACGACGTGGAGGGGTGTATTGGAGTCGGCAACAGCTTTGTCTCTGATGCGCTAGAGCCAGCGGTATATAACAGCAAAGACACCTTGGCAGAGTTCTTCGATGTGGTCGGAAAAGAGTTCTACCTAACCATCAAGGGAGTGAGGGCTGAGATATGAGTCTAGGCATCGTAAAAGAGCTTGTCGGGCCTGTCACTGGGCTACTGTCTGAGTTCATCGAGGACAAAGATCAAAAGGCGAAGCTGGCGCACGAGATAGCGACCATGGCAGAACGCCACGCCAATGAGAACGCAAAGGCGCAGCTTGAGGTCAACAAGGTAGAAGCAGCGAACAGAAACCTCTTTGTAGCAGGATGGAGACCAGCAGTCGGCTGGGTGTGCGTCTTGGGGATGGCTGGCAACTTCATGGTCATACCATTTGCCAACTTCGTCCTCGCTTTGATGGAGATAGATGTGACCATTCCACTGGTCGCCCTAGACACGATGATGCCCGTCCTGATGGGGATGCTGGGACTCGGCGCGATGAGAACCTACGAAAAGACGAAGCAGGTGTCAAAATGAGGGGCGTTTTACTATTCAACCGTGACGGCACTATCTACGCAGGCCAAGTTCATACAATGGCGAATGGCGAGGTGCATACAGGTGCAACGCATACGGGATCGAGCCGAAGGCTGTTTTTCTATCACGAGCTACCGCCAGAGCGTAAGATTCGCGCCCTTGAGAGTATGATTGAGCGACACGACACGCCTGGACGAACCAAGCAGAGCTTCAATAACTGATGGCAGAGACAGCGAAAAGAAAGAACCCAGAGATATGGGAGAGGGCCAAAGCTAAAGCCAAGAGGAAGATGGGCGGCACTTGGTCTGGCAGAGCTGCGCAACTGGCTGTCAAATACTACAAAGACATGGGTGGGAAGTACGAAGGCCCAAAAAAAGAAACATCACTGAGCCGCTGGACGGATCAAGACTGGGATTATGTGGGGGAGAAAGGGCAAGGGCGGTATCTGCCAAAGGCTGCGCGGGATTCTCTGTCTTCTGGACAGAAGGCAGCGGGTTCGAGAGCAAAAAACAAAGCTACCAAGAAGGGCCAAAACAAGGCTTCATACACTGAGGCAGAACGCAAAGCAGTTAGGCGAGCAACGAAAAAGTGAATCAGAATCTTGAGGTGGCATACATAGCCACAACGGACGTTATTCCGTACGCAAACAACCCACGCACCCACAGTGAGCAACAGGTGGCGCAGGTTGCGGCGAGCATTAAGGAGTTCGGGTTTAACAACCCGATACTGTTAGACGAGCACAATGGAATCATTGCAGGCCATGGCAGGCTTGCAGCGGCGCAGAAGTTAGGCATGGAGTTGGTGCCTACGATAACTCTGGCAGGACTTACCGAGGCACAAAAGAAAGCGTATGTGATAGCAGACAACAAGCTCTCAGAAAACGGGGGGTGGGATACGGACATTCTAGCCCTCGAAGTCGAGAGGCTGCGGGAACTAGAGTTCGATATAGATGTACTGGCACTGGACGATGATTTGCTGGCTGCTATTCGGATTGACAGTGATGTCGCCGCCGATTCTGAAAACCCGTATACGCAGAAGGTAGAGATTCCTGTATACGAGCCAACTGGGGAAAAGCCAGAGGTGCAATCACTATTTGACGACTCTAAAGCAGTGCAGTTATGTGAGCAGATAACGAGATCCGATCTACCCACAGACGAGAAGATGTTTTTACTCGCTGCCGCCAATCGGCACGTTGTGTTCAATTTTGAGGAGATCGCCAACTACTACGCAAACGCAAGCGTGGAGTGCCAGGAGCTGATGGAAAACAGCGCCCTGGTAATCATTGACTTTGATAAGGCAATAGAGAATGGCTACGTAGCGTTATCAGAAAAGCTATCGTCTCAGTATTCAACAGAGTACCCAGATGAAGAATAGAAAAGACTTCGCTGTACTTATACTAACGCATGGGCGCGCCGATAAAGTCTATACGTACAATTGTCTGCGCAAACACGGCTATACGGGCCGAATCTACTTGATGGTAGATAACGAGGATGCCGACATTCCGCGGTACAAAGAAATGTACGGAGATCAGGTTGTGGTATTCGATAAGCAAGCGGCAATAGACATTACCGACTCTGGGGACAATTTCGGTAAGCGAAACAGCGTTGTATACGCCAGGAACTATACATTCGCGGTGGCAAAACAGCTTGGCATCACTTATTTTTTAGAGCTTGATGACGATTACACAGACTTTCGGTATGCGTTCGACAACGACCGCCAATATATAACTAAATCATGCACGATCAAGTCCCTCGATGGCGTGATAGAAGCCATGCTGCAGTACTTCATAGACAGCGGAGCGACCACACTGGCTATGGCTCAGGGAGGGGACTTCATAGGTGGTGGAGAGGCACGTCTCGCCAAACTACATAAGCGGGGGCAGTTTGCCCGTAAGGTAATGAACAGCTTTTTTTGTAGCGTTGATAGACCCTTTAAGTTCATGGGCAGGATCAACGAAGATGTGAACCTTTATGCAGAAAATGGGTTACGAGGATCGCTTTTTATAACAGCGCCCAGGATCAGGCTGCACCAGAAACAAACACAAGCTAATGACGGCGGCTTGACCGACATCTATTTAGACTTGGGTACATACGTCAAGAGCTTCTACAGCGTCATGTATGCGCCCTCCTGCGTGAAAATCAGCGAGTTAGGCGTAACAGCTAGGAGACTACATCACCGACTGAACTGGAAACACGCTTGCCCAATGATAGTGCCCGAGAGTTATAAAAAGCATGGCTAGACCGTTGAAGATAATCGACTGGGATCAAGTCGATAAAATGTGTGCGATTCACTGTACTGGAGAGGAGCAGGCATCAATCCTGGGAGTGGATTACGACACGCTAAATAGCGCCTGTAAAAGAGAGCAGGGGGTGGGTTTTTCGGATTATTTCAAGCAAAAGGCCAGTCACGGGAAAATGAGCCTACGCCGCAAGCAATACACTGCTGCGATGGATGGCAATACCACAATGTTGGTATGGCTCGGCAAGAATTGGTTAGGGCAAACAGATCAACAAGAACCTGAGGCCCAGGATCTGCCGCCCATCGTGATAGAGCGGGCAAGTGAGGCTAACTAAGCCGCAGGATGATATTTTTTTCAGTGATTCACGGTTTAGAACAGTGGTCGCTGGAAGAAGATTCGGCAAAACATTCTTGTCCACTCATGAATTGATACGCGCAGCGTTAAGTGGCAAGTCGAAAAACTGCTGGTACGTAGCGCCCACCTATAAGGCGGCAAAAGAGATCGCCTGGGATATGCTTAACGACGCTCTTCCCGATGGTTATGTGGTAAAAAAGAACGAAAGCGCTTTATCGGTTATCTTGCGCAACGGATCCAGTATATCGCTCAAAGGAGCAGAGAAGCCGGATAATTTGCGAGGCAGGGCGTTAGATTTTGTCGTGATGGATGAATTCGCCGATATGCGAAAAGAAGCATGGTACGAAGTTTTGCGTCCATCGCTATCGGATCGGCATACTGAGGATAATCCTACGCGAGCTTTGTTCATTGGCACACCTAAGGGGCGCAATCATTTCTATGACCTATGGACGCGAGGAGTCGACCAAGAGGAGGGCTGGCAGGCCTTCCAGTATACTACCATCCAGGGCGGCAATGTTGAGGCGGCAGAGATTGAGGCGGCGCGGAATGACCTAGACGAACGGACATTCCAGCAAGAATACGAGGCGCGCTTTGTTAATTACAGCGGAATCATTTACTACTCTTTCAGTAGAGAGGAGAGCGTGCAAGCAGTCCTAGATGCTGGAGACGATTTACACATTGGCATGGACTTTAACCTCGACCCCATGAGCGCAGCGGTATGTGTAAGAGAGGGCAACGAGATCAAAGTAATGGATGAGATCGTGATTTATGGCTCAAACACCGACGAGATGGTGGACGAGATCAAGCAGCGGTACGGGGATCGACGCATCACTATCTACCCCGACCCAGCAAGTAAACAGAGAAAGACCAGTGCGGGAGGGAGGACGGATCTGTCGATACTCCAGAACGCAGGGTTCGCGGTGAAGGTGCGGAACAGTCATCCGGCAATCAGGGACAGAATCAACAGCGTCAACAGCAGGCTTCGCTCCACAAGTGGGGTGAGGGCATTGTTCGTTGATCCTAAGTGCAAGCAGACCATCGCTTCGCTTGAGCGACAGACGTACAAGGAAGGAACTAGCCAGCCCAACAAGGACGACGGCTACGATCACATGAATGACGCACTCGGGTATCTGGTTGAATATCTGTACCCAATCAGGAAGCAGCGAGAAGTTGAACAACCAACGAGGTGGAGCTAGTGGCATCGAACATTGAATATCAACACCCAGATTACGACGCGAATGAGGCACGCTGGGAGTTTTACATCCGGTCGTACTTGGGTGGGCAGGAGTATCAGAACGGCAGCTATCTGACGGGGTATCTTAACGAATCAGAGAACGAGTATGCACGACGCATTCAGTTGACACCTGTAGATAACCACTGCCGAAATGTAGTTCACATCTACAGTTCGTTCTTGTGGCGCACTCCCCCTGTTCGCGTGTTCAACTCGCTGACGGGCAATCCCGCTCTGGATGCGTTAATCAAAGACGCTGACCTAGATGGCGCAAGCCTCAACAGTTTTATGAAGCAGGCACAGATCTGGGCGAGTGTTTATGGTCACGTCTACATTCTTGTGGATAAGCCACAGTCCAATGCGAAGACGAGAGCCGAAGAGCTAGAGCAGGAAATAAGGCCATATCTGTCCCTATTCACCCCTGAGAACGTGTTTGATTGGAAGTGGGAGCGCACACCATCTGGTAGGTTCGAACTGACCTACTTGAAGCTGCGTGAGGCTGTAGACCGCGAGAACGCTACTACCAAGATCAGCTATTACCGAATCTGGCGCAAAGACACGATTCAACAGTGGAAGTCTGACGGCGATAAAGAGCAAATGATTAGCGAGATCGACAACCCACTGGGCAAGATTCCAGCCGTTTATCTGCCAGCACAACGCAGTGTGACGAGGGGAGTGGGCATATCAGACCTGTCCGACATCGCTTATATGCAGAAGGCTATCTACTCAGAACTGTCTGAGATTGAGCAGTTAATCCGTATCAGCAACCATCCCTCACTTGTGAAGACCTACGACACAGACGCGAGCGCGGGTGCAGGCTCCGTGATTAACGTACCTGATGAGGCGGCTGACACGATGGCACCGTTCTTGCTACAACCGTCTGGTCAGAACATCGACAGCATACGTGCTTCAATCAGCGACAAGGTGGAGGCAATCAACCGCATGGCGCAGATGGGTGCAGTTCGTGGAACCGATGCGAAGACGATGTCTGGCATTGCCATGCAGACTGAATTCCAGATGCTTAATGCGAAGCTGTCAGAGAAAGCTGACCTTTTAGAACTAGCCGAGGAGCATCTGTGGACGTACTTCTGCAACTGGCTGGATGTGATGCCAGATGTAGAGGTGTTCTATCCTGACTCGTTTGACATCCGTGACTACGACAAAGAACTTTTGTTTTTACAACAGATGAAAGCCAGCGGAGTGAGATCGGTCACGCTTGCGCAAGAGATAGACAAGCAGATCGCAGACCTTGTCCTGGATGATGACAAGCTGGCGCAGTCTCACGTTGAGATTGAAGGTGCAACGCAGGTTCTCGGTCAGTTTCCGGTAGCGCCTGAATAATGGCAGCAGCCGATGACTATGTCGACTATTTAGAGCGGCTAGCAGATCAACACCAGCGCAGAATAGCCGATATTTTGACTGTTGTTGAGGCTGACCTTGCTAGGCAACTCGACTCCGCTCCCACGGCTGAGGGCGCACTGTTTGACCTAGAGTGGGCTGTGAATGCGCGAACAGAGATGCGACGAATACTGGAGGAAGACTATTTAGCAGAAGTACAGGCGATGCTGGGCGACTACAGAGCCGTCACAGACGAGCAATTCAGAATGCTGAATACCTATGCCAGATTTACAAGAGTCTCGCCAGAGGCGGTTGCAGCGCTTCAGAGGCTATCGTTTCAAGGCTTCGAGGCACTTGCGAATAGTCAGCTTGAGTCGTTAGCGAATGGTGTATATCAAGCCACGCTGATTGGCAGAAGCAAGGCTGACTTCATTGAGGAACTTCGAGGGCAGATAAATGGAATCTATCAAGCAAGCGATCAAGAGGAGATTCGTCAACTTGTTGAAGTGGCTCAAAACGCAACTGGAGCCAGACAACAGGCGGCGATTGATAGACTCCATTCAGTTTATAGCGCTGACAGGCTTGGCAATAATCTCAGGCGTTATGCGACAGCTTACGCAACAGACTCGCTCAATCAATTTTCAGCATCACTCACTGCGACAACGGCTAACGAGCAAGGCATCGACCGTTTTGAGTACTACGGTGATGTCATTCGAGACAGCCGCGAGTTTTGCAAAAAGCATGTGGGCAAAGAGTACACAAGGGAGGAAATAGATCGGATCTGGGCTGGAAGCTGGGCAGGCAAAGCCCCAGGTGATCCATTCCTAGTGAGAGGGGGTTACAACTGCCGTCATCAATGGCTACCCATCGTAGAGGAATAACATGAGCAAACAGCTAGATCGAGCAAAGAACCTGACCGCAAGGCGACCGATACCACCGGCAATTCGTCAACTACTGGAGCCACTGGCAGCGGCTGCACCGGAAGACGAAATGCCAGACTTCGATGAGTTATATGCAATCGTGGATGAGTTGCTGCCATTACCTAAAAAAACGAGGAGCAAGAAAGATGCCGAGCCATTACGGACACAGCAAGAACAAGAAGAAGAAAAAGACAATGAACAAGCCCAAGAGGACTAAAAAATAACCATCAGCTATTGACATCCCTGTGAAGCTGGTATAATGCCCCCACTCGAAAGAGGTTCGCACATGAGCGATGAGATCATGGAAGAAAGTGCTGATACTGAGCCAGCACAAGAAATAGCTCAGGAAGCTAAAACGTTCACCCAAGAGGAGCTTGACCGCATTGTTGCGGATCGAGTCGCTAGGGAAAGGCGCAAGCTAGACAAGAAGCTAGAAGGTATCGACATCGAGGAAGCTCGCCAGATCATGCTTGAGCGTGAGCAGGCGCAGATTGAACGCCAAAAGGAAAAAGGCGAGTTCGAGCAGGTACTTAAGCAGACTGTCGAAAAGAAGGATCAGCAGATTGCTGCAATGCAAACGGCCCTAGAAAGCACCAAAATTGACGGTGCTTTGTTGTCGGCGGCAAGCAGGCACAATGCTGTAGATTCTGAACAGGTATCGCAGTTGCTACGGAATCGTGTAAGACTTTCGGACGATGGTTCGGTTGAAGTCCTAGACGATAACGGAGCTATCAGATACAACGATAAAGGCTCCCCCCTCTCAGTTGATGAGGCGGTGGGTGACTTTCTTACGGCGAACCCTCATTTCGTCAGAGCCTCCGCTGGAGGTGCTGGCACACAAGGGATGGCTGGTGGCTCCACGCAGAAGCCTATATCTGTGGCTGACATGGTTGCTAACTGGAAGGACGGCGGTGCCGAGGCATTCCGCGCTTACAAGAAAGCAAACAAATAAACCACTTTTTTTGATATAGGACATAAATCATGGCTGCTACAACGAGCACAACCCTTGACGACCTGTTTGCGAATATCATCGCACAGGCACGATTCACTGCTGAAGAAGAGTCCCTAATGATGGGCCTCGTTACTATGTACAACATCGGCGACGAAGCTGGCAAGACGATTCAGGTGCCTAAGTACCCTGCAATCACTGCCGCTGACCTGACCGAAGGCACCGATATGAGCAGCACGACTGTCTCAACTTCTTCTGTCTCAATCTCCGTTGGTGAGGTGGGCGCACAAGTAGTTCTGACTGACTTGGCTGCCATGGGTGCTGGCAACCCTGCTGAAGAGTTGGGTACCGTACTGGGTAACGCTATCGCTACCAAGATGGACACAGACCTGATCGCATTGTTTGACGGATTCAGCACTGCTCTGGGCGCTGCCGCTCAAGAGATCACTGTTGCTGATCTGTTCAAGGCTGCTGCTACCTTGCGTAACAACAAGGCACAAGGCGAGATCTTCGCGGTTGTTAACCCTTTCCAGGCGTACCAACTGAAAGCTAACCTAACCAATACCTTCGCTAACCCCAATGGTGGTGACGCGCAGAACACGGCTATGGTTAACTCTTACGTAGGCACCATCGCTGGCATCGACGTTTACGAGTCTGCAAACGTAACCGTTGATGGTTCTGGTGACGCGAAAGGCGCTGTCTTCTCACGCGAGGCTTTGGCTATCGCTATGAAGCGCGACTTCCAAATCGAAGCACAACGCGACGCGTCATTACGCGCCTTCGAGCTTAACGCTACCGCCATTTATGGTGTGGGCGAGCTTGATGACAGCTATGGCGTTGAGATGTTGTTCGACGCAACGATCTAAAGCGTTTGGACGGCCCTGCCCCTTCTCTCCTTGGGGTGGGGCTGTCCCTTTTTGGAGGTTCTGTTGGCTATAACTTACCGAGGCGAGCGGTTCGAAGGCTACAACAAGCCTAAGCGCACACCTAAGCACCCAGAGAAGAGCCATGCAGTATTGGCTAAGGAAGGCGACAAGGTTCGTCTGATACGCTTTGGGCAGCAGGGTGCCGATAACAAGCCCCCTCGCAAGGGTGAGAGTGAAGCAGACAAAGCAAAGCGCAGAGCGTTTAAGGCTAGGTTTGCCAAGCAGATAGCCGCAGGGCGCAGAGACAAAACAGCATCGGCTGCTTATTGGGCCGACAAGGTGAAGTGGTAATGGCATTTTCTCAAGACTCTGATCTGGTGGCCCTTGTCCCTGACATCTTGGGCTTCGGCATCACATCTTTTGCGACTGAACACGCGAAAGCGCAGACCGACCTGACTCGCACCATCAGAAATGAGTGGTGGTACAAGAAGCAGATTCCTGGGGAAATGGTTCCCGCATACCTGACTGATTCCCAGTGGACGCGATGCAATGCCTATCTGGTGTTGTGGAAGTTTGCCCTCCCTCAGCTTACGAACTGGGTACAAGATGATCGCTTTCTGAACATGATTCAGTTCTACCAGCAGCGCTATCAAGAGGAACTGACTGCGGTGTTTGCTGACGGTGTGGAGTACGACGACGACAACTCAGGCACGATTGAAGACGACGAGCGCGGCATTGTCTCTTATGGACGGCTTGTCAGATGAGCTTCGGTCTTAGCCTAACAATCAGGCCGCGAGACCTCGCCAAGATTGCAAGGCAGGAGGAGCGGGACGTTAAGCGTGGGATTGATCGCGCCATCGGGCGCGTGGGCACGCTAGGTAAGCAGATAATCCTTCAGCGCACAGAGAAAGGGCGAGGCATTGATGGCCCGTTCAAGCCTTATTCTGGAAGCCTTACCAAAGGGTTTTGGAAGGGTGACAAAAAGAAAAAGGGTTCTGGGTATCTTGCATACAGAAAATATGAGCTACAAAAGGTTGACCCAAAGAAGGTTAATCTAAACGCCACAGGCCAAATGCTTCGGTCTATGCAGGTTCGGCAGGCTGATAGCAGAACTGCAAACATCTACTTTGACAACCCAGACGCAGCAAAGAAGGCCGCATTTAACGACAGAACAAGGCCGTTTTTTGGGTTCAATCGCAGAGAGGAGAATCGTCTTGTCGCTTTGTTCCGTAAGGAGATCGACAAGTGAGTGTGAGAGAGAGCATTGCAGGCAACTTGGTTACAACGCTGCAATCAGTGACCACGCCAACAGATATTAAGTTTGTTACCAGGGAGCCGTTTGATTTTGACAAGTTAAGCAACGCGCAATATCCAGCAGTGCTAGTCAGAACAACAAACGAGAACCGAGAAGATGGAACTGTGGGTGGGAGCATTACTCAGCGGTTTGGCACCATTGATTATGAGCTTGTCTGTTATGTGAAAGGGACAGGCTTAGACCAAGCAAGGAATAATATCGTTGAGGCTATAGAAGAAAAGCTCGACGAGGACAGATCTCGCGGTGGCTTCGCAATTGACACTCAGATTGTCAGCGTAGAAACCGACGATGGCAGTATTACCCCCATCGGTGGGGTGATTTTAACGGTACGAATTGAGTACCAGTACACACGTGGCACAACCTAAAGAGGTGAAACATGGCAACGACTAAAGGCTCAAGCGGCGTAGTCAAATTGGCGGTAGACGGCGGCAGTGTCGCTGCTATGGGTGAGGTTCGCAGCTTCACCTTGGATGAAACGGCAGACACGATTGAAGATAGTGTGATGGGTGATAGTGCCCGCACTTATTTATCCTCTCTCACCTCTGCAACGCTTTCTATGGACGTTTACTGGGACGATGCAGATACCGTCCAGCTGGTAATGGATTCTGGCGCAGACCTAGATTGGGAACTGTACCCAACGGGAACCGGCACTGGTGAGAAGTATTACAGCGGCGGGGGGATCGTAACTAGCAAGTCTCTAACGGCTTCTTTTGATGGTATGGTGGAAGGCAGCTTCGCACTGCAAGTGTCTGGAGCGATTACCGAAGCCACCGCATAAGGAATACTAATGGGACTAGCTAAAGATTTACGAAACAGAAGAAAAGTGAATGCTCGAAAGATCGAGGTAGAGGCATGGGCTGATCCTGATGGACAGCCCTTTGCCATGTACTGCTACCCGATTACTTGCTACGACATCAGCGAGCTTCAAAAGAAGCACCCCAAGTTCATGGAGAACACCACCATCTCAGCGATGATTGACCTCATTGTTATGAAGGCCAGCGACGAGAGCGGAGATAGGTTGTTCACTGCGGCAGAAGACCGCATGGATTTGATGGGTGAGGAAACCAGTGTCATCTCGGCAATAGCAGAGCAGATGTTCGCTGAGATCCAGTCCGTTGAGGATCAGGAAAAAAACTAAGGGCCGATTCGTTAAGGTTTAACCTGGTTGCCTTGGCGGATCGGCTACACATGAGCATCGCAGAGGCCGAGCAGATGTCGTTGTCTGAATTCAACGAGTGGCTAGCCTTCTACAAGATTAGAGGCGAGGAAGAAGATGGCTAACGATGTCCTAATCAAGATAAAAGCGGTTGATCTGACGAAAGGAGCTTTTCGCGGGATCACCAAGGCTATGGGGACGGTTGCAGGGGCCGCTATAAACCTCAAGACGGCGTTTATAGGTGCTGCCGGTGTTGGCGGTATAGGTTTGCTCATATCGCGCTCTCTGGACGCTACAGACGCTCTGGCGAAGACTGCTAACCGTATCGGCACAACCACTGAGGCGTTGAGTCGCTTACAGTTTGCTGCCGATCTAAGCGGCGTTTCTACCGAAACATTGAACATGGCTATGCAGCGGTTCACTCGCAGAACTGCTGAGGCTGCCCGTGGTACAGGTGAGGCGAAGGACGCCATCCGCGAGCTTGGCCTGAATGCCAATGACCTTCTCCGTTTAGACCTAGACGAGCAGATGATTAAGCTGGCTGATGCTTTTGCTGACGTTCAGACGGACGCAGACAAAGTTCGGCTTGCCATGAAGCTCTTCGACAGTGAGGGTGTGGCATTAATCCAGACCTTAAACGCTGGTGCTGCTGGGTTGCGTGAGATGTTCAGCGAAGCGGAGCTTTTAGGCGCTGTCATGTCTACAGATGCAGCCAAGGGCGTAGAAGATACCAAGGATGAACTGACAAGGCTTGGCACTGTTTTCTCGGGAATTACAGCCCAAGTAACTGCTGCCCTCGCTCCCGCGATTGGAGGGTTCACCGAAAAGCTCACGGAGATGATCAAGGAGGTTGCGGCATCACAGGGAGGGTTCCGCGAGTTCGCTAGAAATCTTGCGAAGAATATCCTTGGCACGTTGCTGAGTATTATTCGTGGCGTAGCTCAGATGGCAAACGGGTTCATCACGGCGTTAAATCAGATAAACGCGGCGCGCATTGAGTTTATGCGGATGTTCGGTCTGGGCATTGTCGGTGAGATGGATGCCATCGAGGAAGCGATTGAGAATGTAGAGAATGCCACAGGCCAGATGGCGCGCAACCGTTCTGGAAGGTTGAAAGAATTAAGAGCGGAGCTTGCAGCTTTGCAAAAGACGGCGGAAGACGCTGGGCTAGCGTTAGACGGCAACATGGTTGACTTGATCAATGTTGACCAGTTCGGGTTCGGTGTTCAGCAAGTATTGAAAGACGCTATTGCTGCGCTAGAGGTTCCTGTAAGCCTGACAACAACCGAAGGTGATGACCCCGCCGCACCGATAACGAAGCTACAGCAAGCCTATGAAGGCGCGACAGACGCGATCAAGGAGTTCAATAGCGCAAACGACGATGTGAGAACGAAGATGAAAGAGATCACGACCACCACGCTTGGTCAATTCTCCGACGCGCTTACCAATGCAGTAATGGGCACTGGGAACCTCAAAGACGCTTTCAAGGCCATGATAAAGAACATGATCGTTCAACTCATTCAGTTCTACATCATTGACCGATTGACGGGCGGCATTGCTAGCGCACTGTTCCGTGTCAAAAAAGCTGTAACCGGCGGCGGTGGTGGCGGAGTAGCTACTCCAGCGGCAAGAGCCATCGGTGGGCCAGTACAAGCTGGCAGCCCTTACATGGTGGGTGAACGTGGGCCTGAGATGTTCGTTCCAAATCAGTCTGGCTCTATCATTCCAAATAAGAAGATGGGCGGGGGCGTTACGGTAATCAATAACGTCGATGCTCGTGGATCAGGCGCTGATGTAGATCAGAAGATTAAATTCGCTATGGCCCAGTCTAGCCAACAGACTATAATGACGATTCAAGACCTGATGCGTCGGAGACGGTTCGTATGACCACATTCACATTTCCTAGCATCACCCCCACGACGAACACGTTTGAGCTTGTTGCTAACACCAGGACGTTTCAAAGCCCACTGACTAACGCGATACAAACGACATCGCGCAAGGGTTCTTTGTGGCGAGCTAGTCTTCAGTTCAACAACCTATCAGGGGCTGATCGCAAGGTTCTGCAAGCCTTCGTGGTAAAGCTAAACGGGCAGCAGCATCGCTTCACATTACAGGATCACTCTCACACTTTGAGGGGAGCGGGTGGTGGCGATTTAAGAGTCAACGGTGGTACTCAATCGGGTACCAGTTTGGTCTGCGATGGTGCTACTGCGAGCGTGAATAATTACCTCAGAGCCGGTGACTACATCTCGTTTAACAACGAACTTCACATGGTTGTCGCTGATGCAAACTCTGACGGTTCTGGCAATGTTACCTTGTCAATTGCACCTCCAATACGCAAAACGCCAGCAGACGATACGATTGTGGACTACACAGCTCCGGTTACTGGTGTATTCATGCTCGCTGGCCCTGCATCCTGGGACACGCAGGCAGACATAACGTCCAGCTTTAACATTGAGGCGGTCGAGGACGTTCTAGCATGAGCCGTGGTTTTCCTGCCAATGTCCTGACTGCGCTTGCATCGCAACACGTTGCACTGGTCACGTTTGCCGAGTTGCAGTTTCCATCTGGGACGGTGTACCTGCATAACTCTATCGGCACTTACACATGGGGCGGGCATGACTGGCTGGGTGTGGGTGATTTAGGAGAAATCAGCCAGATTGAGGAAGGCGCAGACGTTAGCCCTTACAAAATAACCCTCTCGCTCTCTGGATTGGACGCGACCATCTCAGGTGCCGCGCTGACCGAAGACTATTACATGCACCCTGTAAAGGTTTATCTGGGTGTATTGGACGCAGACGATGTGTTGCTCGCTGATCCCACTATCGTCTTTGAAGGCGCGATGGATCAGATGAATGTCTCCGTGGGCGCGAGTGGTGGGGATGTGATCTCTCTCACAGCGGAATCAGAGCTTGCGCGGTTCGATAGGGCATCGAATCTCAAGTATACCGACACGCAATTACAAACCGACTTCTCAGGTGATGTTGCTTTCGAGTTCATGGCTGACATCGACGGGGCCAAGATTCGTTGGGGCGACCCTAACTCTGATTCGGTTGCTGGTGGAACTTCTACACCCACCATAAACTTTGACCGTATCGACGTGAATCCGAGAATGTGATGCGGGTTCATTTAGCACTTAATAAGTGGCAGCGCCGTCAGTTCAAGTATGGCGACGCAGACTGCTGCCAATTTACTGCTTTTGTGGTTAAAGAACTGACCGGCAGGGACTATTCCTCGCAGTTTGAATACACAAGTGAGGCGGAGGCGGAGCTTATCGTCGGACGTGAGGGAGAATTAGTGGACTTTATTGCCAGCGTGTTAGGCAAGGCGAGTTCTGACCTGAAGGACGGTGATCCTTGTGTCGTAGACATCCCTATAGCCGGTCAAGTTTGCGGCATCAAGCTGTCCGATAAAATTGTGTGCCTGACGGAGAAGGGGATGGTGCGGATACCAGATCGCTATTTACTAGCAGGCTGGAGCGTATAAATGGCACAAGTTATAGGCTTTATCGCTGGCATTATTGAGGTCGCCTTGATGACGGTTGGCGTGGGGAGCGCTGCGGCTGGCACAATTGCATTAGCTGCGGCGACTGCGGTGGTTGTCGGCGGATCTATTGCTGCGGCGAGGGCGCTTTTGCCAGATATGTCCATGCCGCAAGTGGACACTGATCGGTCACGACAGCAGACCGTCCGAGGAACGATTGAGCCACAGAAGCTCGTCTATGGTGAGGCGCTAGTCTCTGGCCCTATATTCTTCGTCGGGGTTGCGGGCACGGATAACAATACGCTATATCACGCTGTAGCTTTGACTGGGCACGAGGTTGATGACATCACGGATATTCACTTCGACAATGAGGTGATAACCGACGCACAAATTAATCAATTGGCGCAGGTGACGGGGGGGGAGTTCGGCCCTACATCAGAAGCGCCTTCAGAATATATCTGTTTGATTGAGCGCAAGACCGGCTCAAGCACTCAAGTATCTAGCTCGTTACTCACATCCACGTTTAACGACTGGACATCATCCCATAGGGCGAGGGGTATCTCTTATGTGGTCACGCAATGGAAGCTGACCGACTCATCCCAAGAAGTTTGGGACAGACTCAAGCCAAACAACATAAAGGCGCTGGTTAAGGGTAAAAAGGACATCTATGACCCACGCTTGGACGTTGCAGCGGGTAATACGGCAGGCGATAACCCTACTCTAGGGGTGTACCAGCAATGGACTGATAACCCCGCTCTGTGTGTTGCTAACTATCTAACAGACACCAGATTCGGTTTGAGCATCCCTGCAAGCAAGATTGACTGGGCGGCAGTGGTTACGGCGGCAGACGCTTGTGATGTGACAGTCACTGTTCCTAACAGTGGAACAGAGAAGCGATTTACCGCTAACGGTGTGCTCTTCGCTGGTGACACACACAGAACGAATATCAACAAATTGCTGTCTGCGATGAACGGCAGCCTAGTATATTCAAATGGTATATACACAATTCGAGCAGGAATCTATGAAGCCCCCACGGAAAGCCTCGATGAAGATGACCTTGCAGGAGCAGTCACGGTTAAGACATCGGTGGAGCGCGGTGACCGTTTTAACACAGTGCGCCCGATATTTATTGACCCCTCCCAAAGACACAAAAGCGTTGAGGCTCCAGAAGTACAGCTTACAAGTGCAGTTAGCCGAGATAATGGTGAGGTTTTAACAAGGGACATACAGTTACCGTTTACAAACAGTAGCTTCATGGCCCAGAGAATCGCTCACAAGCAGATCCAGCTATCAGACCAGCAGAAGGTCATCACCTTCCCAGCAAACCTCACAGGGCTTCGTGTGGACGTTGGGGACAGGGTTCAAGTTACCATCGAGGAATTGAACTATAGCAACAAGGTATTCCGTTGCGCTGGCTGGTCATTCTCAGACACTCAAGACGGTGTTGTTAACCTCACTCTCTTAGAGGATGACTCTGGTTCGTATGCAGACCCTACTGCGGGAGAGTACAGCACCATATCTGCATCGGGTGTTATTACTCAGGGGTTCCGTGGTGTACCTGACCCACAGAACTTATCCGCGACGGCTGGTCTCAAGCACATCGAGTTAAACTGGACGAATCCCAGCAACCCCAAACTGTTTGAGACTATAGCTATTTACGCTTCGGCAGATTCATCTTGGTCGAATGCGCAGCTAATCGGTGAGACCAGAGGAACGCAGTTTTTCCACGATGGTGCGAACCCGATAGACCCCGTATCGGTCGGTGACACTCGTTACTACTGGATTAGGGCTTTTGCCTACGCTGGTGATAAGAACACAAGCAGCACATTCATTGTCTCGGACAGAAACCCAGACAACGACACATCAAACATCGTGCAGACCGTTGGGCCTAACAATCCTGACTACTCAGACATCGTTGACGATACCCCAGCGCAAGAAGCACCCAGTAACCTCACGCTCACAGAGACAACGGTTCTAGGTAACGATGGCGCGGTTCTACCTGCTGTCCGTGTGGCTTGGACTGCGCCCGTGGTCAATACATATGTCAACGCCTACGAGGTAGAGTTCAAGCGAACATCTGCCAGTCAGATTGACTATGGGCAAGTCACAGACTCCTATACCGCGACCATTGATTACGGCTCTGTAGCAGACGCTACTACTCTCGAACTGAACTACGGTGGTGTGAATGAGGCTGTCACTGATCCTGGCGCTGAGTTCTCATCTGTTCTGGTATACGGAACCAGCACGACAATCGCAGGCCAGAAAGAGCTAGAAGAACACACCTTTAGGGTGAGGGCGGTCACAGTAACCGGCAGAACGTCTGGCTTCATTACCGCGTCGATAGTGTTACAGGGCGACCAGACCGCCCCAGCTATCCCAGGCAGCATTGTGGCGACTGGTGGCATCCAACAGATAAAGCTCGACTACGAACTGCCATCTGATTCCGACTTAGCTTACGTCGAGATATTCGAGAACACTGTAGACAACCTTGCCACCTCAAGCCTGATTGTTCGTACCAAGTCGGATCAGCACACAGTCACAGGGCTAGGCAATAACGTCACTCGATACTACTTTTTGAGAAGTGCTGACCGCTCAGGCAACCTTTCGGGTTTTAGTGCTTCTTTCAGTGCTACAACTCAAAAGGTTGTATTAGATGACCTAGCTCAATCAGTGCTAGACCAGTTTTCCGCAGGTGATGCGTTTGGTATTGAGCCGGTAAGCACCCTGACAGGCGTTACTGGCGACCATGTGGGACAAGTTAAACTACTTACCACCACCAACACTTTGTTCGTCTGGACAGGTTCTGCTTGGTCTGAGGACATCTTTACAGCCTCAACAGTAGACCCAGGCTCCATCACTGCCGCTTCGTTTGCGTCTGGTGTTGAACCTATTTCGGCGGTTAATAGTTTGCCGTCTCCCACGGGATACACAGGCCCATCGGTTGTTTTCTTAACTACAGACAAGAAGCTATACCGCTACGACTCATCGGTTCCAGAGTTCACAACGCTAGTAACCACCGCTGACTTATCGGGCACTTTGGGTGAAAACCTATTCAGCGATACGATTAGACCAATAGAGAGGGTGGGTACATTACCGACTACAAACCTGACCACAGGGCGAGTGGTTATGCTAACCACCGACTCCAAGCTATACCGCTACAGTGGGACGGCGTGGACAAAGGCGATTTCAGCAGCAGACCTTGATGACCAAGTGAACCTTGCCACTCAAGTATTTGGTCAGGTGCAAGCGACGAACATCAATTCGGGTCAAATCTCGACAGCATCCATTCAGGCCGGAGCCGTGGTCGCTGATAAGATTGCTAGCGGCTCTATCAGTGCAGTCAAACTAGCAGCGGATTCCGTGACTGCAAATGCCATCGCAGCTAACGCGGTGACGGCATCAGAGATAGCGGCGAACACGATTACCACAACCCAACTCGACACGTCTCAGATATTCGCCGACTCTGCTGTCATTGGTGCGATTCAAAGCTCATCCATAACAACCTCGGCAGTCGTTTCTGCAATCGGTTCGTTTGAATTCATCCAAAGTTCAAACATCGTTGCCGGAGCTATCACCGGCAGTAAAATTTCAGCGGATACGATTGAGGCCAACAAGCTCAAAATTGATGGGATCACGCTCGATACGGACGGTGACAATCTCGTCATCAAGACGGGAGGGGTTAATACAGCCCAGATCAGCACTAATGCGGTCACTGACAGCTCTGTAGCAACGGCTTTAAATATCCTAATCACCTCAACCTCATTCACCGACACTGGATTGAGTAAAAGCGTCACAGTACCTGCCAACGGTTCAGTTATAATCATGGTTTCGTATGAGTTCGAGTTGACTAGGGCTAGTTCTAGTACGCTACGAGGCCGGACACTGTTGAAGGATGGAGCATCCACACTACGTCAAGTCAAACATGCTGTAGTGGGAACAACGCTGGAGGGGGTTGGCACGTTCATAGAGCGGGTTGAGAACACAACGTCCAGCCCTGTAACTAAGACGATTACTTTGCAGGCAAGAGTAGATTCAACAGCTAACACTATGTTTCTTACAGAGCAGCACATGGTCGTAACGGAATTGAAGAGGTAAAAAATGGCTACACAATTACAGATCAGACGTGGCACCAGTTCACAGGTAGCCGCATTCACAGGTGCAGAGGGCGAGATAGTCGTTAACACCACCAATGACTCAGTGCATGTCAATGACGGCTCCACGGCAGGTGGGTTCGAGATGGCGCGGGTTGATGGTTCCAACTGGAATGTGACGAACAACATCAGTACGACTGGCTCTCTGACTGCTGCCAGCTTGCTTGTAGACACCACCACACTGGTTGTAGATGCAACTAATAACAGGGTCGGTATTGGTACTAGCATTCCTTCAGATGCTTTACACGTTCTGGACAGCAGTGGAAATGCCTACGCAAGTATTGCTAGAGGCACTCAATCCCAAGGAGAAGTTGGTTTACGTCTTCGTGGTGGAACAAGCGGTAATGATTGGTATGTTTATCAAAAGACTTCTAGCAATAATTTAAATTTTTACAACACTGCTGACAGAGTAACCATCGACTCAAGCGGCGGTGTTATTTTTAAAGGTTCTTTAGCGACTCACCAAACAAACGCCGGCACTGCTGGATATGAGTCAAACATTTTTACACTTAGGGCTTATGGTGCATCCGCTGGTACTGGTGAATTTAGAGTGCTAACTGGTGGTGGCGGGGGTTCTGCTGCTTCCGAAGCCATGCGCATCGACAGCCTTGGGCGTTTTTTATTGGGCCAAACCGCAAATGTCTCAGGTTTTGCTCTACAGTTGGAAGGTTCTGGCGGGTCGGCATCAGACCTAGCACTTGATTCCAGCGCATCAATAGCGGAACTGCAAAGTTTTAATAGCAAGCCGCTTCATATTAATCGACAAGGCAATAATGTAATTCTTAACCAAGATGGCGGCAACGTGGGTATTGGCACTAGCAGTCCTAATGTAAGCGGTTATGACGCAAATGCTAGTGCTTTAACTATATCAGGAACCAATAGAGGCTTGTTAGAGCTGAGAGGAGCGACTGGAGCCAACTCAACTCAACTAGGAGCATTACGGTTTCTCTCTGGAAGCACATCTGAAGCAGATATTATTTGCGAGCTGGACGGGAGTGGCAATGGCTTTTTAACTTTTGATACCAACGGCTCTGAAGCTATGCGCATCTCTGGCGGCAACTTGTTGGTCAATCGTACTTCAGCCTTCACTACTGCAAAGCTGGAGATACAAAGTGACGCTGGAGACGCTTCAACTTTAGCTTTAAACAGCATAGACACTGACGGAAGCATGCTTGAGTTTTATAAGGCAGGCAACATAGTCGGTAGTATTGGTGCTGTTGCAAGTCAGCTTTACGTTGCTGGTGGAGATACAGGCTTACAACTCAACGGAACAGCAGACCAAATTAGACCTTGCGATGGTAGCGGTGCAGCTAGGGATGCGGCTATTGACTTAGGTGACTCAACTAGACGCTTCAAAGACCTTTACCGCAGCGGCTCAACAATCAGTACATCTGACCGCAACCTGAAACAAGACATTCGTGACTTAACGGACGCAGAACGCAATGTAGCGGTTGCAGCTAAAGGCTTACTAAAGGCGTTTAGGTTTATAGATACAGTAGCCGCAGAAGGCGACAGTGCCAACATACACTTTGGAATTATTGCACAAGACCTAGCTGCTGCGTTTACCGCTGAAGGTTTAGACGCTAACGACTATCAAGTTTATCGTGCAGACACATTTACTGATGACGATGGTAATGAACAAACCCGTTTGGGTATCTGTTATGAAAACTTACTAGCTTTCATCATCGCAGCAATTTAAGGAGAACTAAAATGGCTACATGGACTATTGCAACACTAGAACGAAACACAGACTCAGACCAAGGGGTTATCGTAGCCCACTGGCGAGTTACTGAAACTGAAACTGTGGGTGAGAACACCTACACTGCTTCTAGCTATGGAACTTGTGGATTCACCCCAGACCCCTCCTCTGAGGATTACATAGCTTATGATGACCTAACTGAAGCTGACGTGATTGGATGGGTTCAAGCAGAAGTAGACCAAGACGCTATCGAAGCATCACTACAAGCTAACATTGACGCGCAAATCACACCTGCCACGGCTACTGGTGTGCCTTGGTAAACTAGGGGGTGAGAGATGGACAGAGCAGAGCAGGCGCTTGAGAAGATAGCTAAGCACGAAGCTGAGTGTGCTCAACGCTGGGGTGAGGCATTGGTTGAACTTCGAGAGCTACGAAAGGTCACTGATGCCCACGCTGCGCGGTGGGAGCGTCTGGCGTGGCTGGTGGTTGCTTCTGCCGCGACTGCTGTTGTGTCCATCTTAATGAGTCACCTCCAGTGATTCTGGAATCGGTGGCGGCGTGCTCAGCCGCGCTCAACGCCATCAATGCGGTCGTTTCAAAGGTAAACGAGACCGGCTCTGGCGTCCAACAACTCTATGGGATGTGCGCCGATTTCCTGCAAGCCCTAGATGACTTTGAGGCGAATAAGAAGGCATCCACCTTCACTCCCCTATCGTCTGGAGAGATGCTCAGACTGGCGCAGATAAGAAAGTCATTCGAGCGGCAGCAGAAGTCCATCGAAGACTGCCTCGCTATGCTTGATCCTGAACTATTACAGTCCTGGAGAGAGATGAGAGCCACCCAAGAGCAGCAGAGAAAAGAGCATATGGCGTATCTAGCGAGGAAGAAGAAACAGCGCAAGATGCTTATGCAGCAAATAGCCGTTGGGACGCTCACTCTCATCACTGGGTCTATAATCGCAGTCGGGGCTATATTCATAATCATAGAAGTATTCGCTTGAGGTAAGCATGTATCAATATCACTATCAGCGCCCGACTCCCCACCTATTGTTTGATATTGCTCAAGGCAAGATGTACGACAGCGAGGCGGTCAACATCTTTGGCTTTAATACTACTGTCGGCACATCGTTTGAGACGCTTTGGAACGACGGAGGAGACTACGTTTTCCCCACCTCTGCTGTGACTATGGATCTCGTTTCAACGAGCGCCAGCGACACTATGAGCGTCTTGGTGAGGGGTCTGGATGCAAACTATAACGAGATCAGTGAGACCGTCACGCTAACAGGTACGGTTGCAGTCACCACCTCTGCCAGTTTCCTCAGAATCAACTCAGCGATCATTCTGTCGGGCAGTAATGCTGGCGACATCTCAATCAGCAACGGTGGCACGACATACGGGTTTATCGGTGCGAATCTAGGCACAACTCAAGCCTGTATTTACACTGTACCAGCGGGGCACTCTCTCTACCTGTTCCGCATTGACCTCAACAGCGCGACCACCAACGGCAGCAAGTACGTCACAGTTCGTAATAAATTAGCGACAGACACTGGTCGTATCTTGCATGTAGCAGAGGCGACATTTGCAGTCAGTCAGGTATCATACGACCGTCAGGTTCCGTTCAAGATAGCGGAGAAAACTGACTTTCAGTTTCAAGCGAAATCGAGTAGTAGTACCAATGAAGTCGCTGTATTTGTTGAAGCAGTACAAGTGATAAACTAATAGAGGTGAAGAATGATAACGATTGATGGTGTGGAATATACGGAAGAGGAGTTGAGCGCAGATTCTAAGATCCGAGCAAACAGGATCATGGAGTTACGGTCTGAGGTTGTCAGACTAATTCTTGCCCAGCAAGAGACAGAGCAGAACATTATGTTCCATGCCCAGCAAATTAAGGAAGAGATGGAGGGCGGGGATAGCGAAGAGGGCGAATAGTTCCACGTGGAACATCAAGATAGATTGGTGGGGGCAGGCCAGCTAACACGGTTAACGAGAGCTTTGACCTTGTACTGAGTCACCCCCAGCTTGTCAGCGATTCGACGAGTGCCATAACCTTCTTTTTGCCATTCCCATATCTGCCGTTTTGTAGCTTCAGAAAATGGCGCAGTGATCTCAGCCAACCGATAGGCCAGGTACTTCTCTCTCAGTTTTTCTTGCGCCTTGATGGCCCTGTAGAACCTGTCTCCTTGAAACCCGTATGTCTCTTCAAGCACTTCTTGCATCTTCTCTGGCTCCCCTTCGTGAGATCTTCTGATGGAAAGACACCCTTGCAGTTCATGCAGATATTAAGGTCTCGTTTGATCCCAGGGTCTAGCTGCTGAATCTTCCCACCCTCTTCAAGAAATTTCTTGACGGCATCATTCATCGTCTGCCCTCAGTCTGCACGACCATGAATCCTAAAGTACCTAGTTTGGCTTTCAGTGGGTACTGGACACCCAGTTCATTGTCTATACGATCAACTAGCTGCTCAATCCACGCAGGGACGTTCTCAGGGCGTTTTACTGTCACCCCATCGTATTGCACACCATGCCTATGTTCTAGCAGTCTGGTGGCTATCTCCTCGCTCTCAGACGTGGTATTGGTTTTCTCTCCACCACCCTCGGTTTTGCTTGATGACAGCTTGTTAAGTTTCGACCGTATGTCCTTCGGTAGCGGGAAGCGATCGAGTTCCTCGGTCAATTGACCTAACGCCTCGGTCATCAGCGCAACGCTTTCTTTGCCGAAGGCTTGGTAATGCACCTTTCCGAGTTCCTCCCAGTCTCTTTTTTTAAACGGATGAAGTGCGAACCATTGCGAGTACAGTTTTGTAAATTCGTGTTTTTCCATAGATCCCCCTAGTTATGCGGCAGTCGATCACTTTGATGTGTGAATGAATTGCGGGTCACAAAGCAAGTAATCTAT